ATAGCATCGCGCTACCCAACCATTTAAGGAGAATATCTCCCCCCAGGGTGCTCCTAACTTTTGGAAAGGAACAGAGCCAGAACTGACTCGTTAAGAATCAGCAGTGACTACTGACTTATCGCCCTACAGCATTACTGCCATGGGCCTAAATCGTACCACTGTGCAACCCAACCTCTCGAGAACTTCATTACCGATTTACCTGGAACAGGGACGTCATTATTAGTCTCTGGCAGATCCCCCGCAGCCAAGGCTTCAATTTCTCGGAGCCGCGTCTGGAGGAGGAACGGATGAAGTCTACTGAATCCCCACGGTGACAGGTATTCGCGCCAGTTCGGAGCTAGTACCTGGACCTTAGATTCAAGGGGATTCATGATCTCGTAGAGATGGATACGGCTTCGGAAGAGGCTAGTCTTTAGACCTCTTCGTTCGAGAGCCCACAAATGAGCTAATAAAAGCCCATATACTCCACTTTTAAAGGTTTTACCTTTATCCGTCAGGTGCTTCACATAGTACCCTTCGGTACCTGAAAGCATGCGCACTCCTTTCGGAGTGACATACCACTGTGAAGTCCTTGTGGGGGCAGCCTCATCAAAATTACTGATGAAACCTCCATCACCTAGCTGAAGGTCAATCCGCAAACGAAATTTTCGCGGTATAACCGAAGCTAAATAATCAAAAAGCTGCTGAAAACGAGCGTCACATGAGAGGTACGAATTTCTCCTGTGAGCAAGCTTCCGTACAGCATTTGCGAACCGATAAACGGCCGGAATTGTGGAAAGTCTATCTTTCAGATAGATGGGAGTTACCTCGATCCCTGAGTAATAGTGCTTACCACAGCTTTCACGGAAGCATGAAGCAAAATGACTTTTCTTCATGTTCATAGTGAAGCCATAGAAGCGGCACATCTCAGCGAAAAGTTCTAAACAATTTATGGGAAGAATTACATCATCCCCATAAACACTTACAGTGTCACCACTCCCTTTCGAGAGCGGCACTTGTAAGTACTCCGCGCAGCATAATGCCGTTGCGTAGAATATCAGCGATTCGAGTTCAAATGTGAAGCCGTTCCCCATACTGGAGAACTTCTCCCATCTCACCGTTTCGCCGTTCAGAACGCCGTTATGTGATCGGCACGCATCCATCAGAGCGAACATCCGTGGGCTAAACAGCTCACGAACGACACTCCGACAGACGCTATCACTTGCAGAAGAGAAGTCAATCGTTGCCAACCTGAGGAATTTGGACCCCTCAAGTGCCAGCGACTGGTTCTTACTCTGAAAGTTTAAGTCGATCCCATACCTAAGAAGGCGTTTCCGCATATACATGCCAATAGCCTTTTGAAACCAGAGATTGAACCCTGGTTCGATGGCGATGACACGGTTAGCAGTCGCATCCTTAGGAACAGTAGTAACCTTATTCCCTATCTCCAACTTGAACGAGAAACCTTCAAGTTTCGAGACATCGGTAAACCAGGCGGGATAAGAATCCCGAAAAGCATCGATTGGGAGTAGGTTAAGTAGCCTGCGTGTAGCTCCAGTTTCGTACTGGAACTTATTGGCCGCGCTGGCAGAACGACGTGGTATAGTTGTCGTCGAACCAGGGCCCCAATTGGCCGCATCGACTAAATCTTGATAAGAAATCTCCCCGACAATCTGACTGATTTTACGAATAACTGCGTTATGCAGATAAACGACTGGCCCTTTGAAAAGAGGGTTAGTGGCCAGATGGTCCAACGAGAGATTCGTTGACTTACAGAGAAGTTCAAATTTCTCGAACTTCTCAAACGCACGGACATTCAGATCATATCCAGGCTTTAGAAACTTGGCTTTTGACATGAACGCCGTCGCCGCGTAAGCATCCCGCAACTCCACCAAAGTATCATAGTGGAGCGGATCAAACTTAAGTTCTGCGAGTTGAGCATGCTCACCATACTGGTAGAGCATACTTACCGTTAGAGCCCGAGGACAATCCAGGGATTCAAGAAATAGAAATACGGCCTCGGAAGTCACTTCTGAGGATACACGGAAAGCTTTGAGCTCCTTTATAAAGTCGCTCTTGTCACGCTTCTTAGAAGACATGATAGGGGTTAGCTCCTTTCTTAGCCGCTAATACGGCGGTTCGAAGGTTGCTACCGCCGCCACGATCGGACTACCAGTTGCATCGGTAGGTGCCGAATCAGAAGCAGTGATAGTAGTTGCCATCAGTGAACGTACAATGCTGTAGAGCAACGCTCTTTCAGCACTGGTGCCGACAGAAGGCAACAGCCATTCTCCAATAAAGCCATGCATATAAGCAACAGGCGCCAACGGGATTATCCCGGATGACGTCGAAGCAGTTACAGTGGCCAAAGTGGGGACCCCAACTTTCAGGCTCGCCCGATACACATTGCTCGCCTTGGTAGGCGGGCGCAGTGAAAAGGTGAACCACGGATAACCGACCGCAATACCACCGGATCGGTCAACGTAACGTAGAACCCCAGGCGCGATTTCGCGTTCGGGACCAAACGTTTTATCCACACCCACAGTCGCCGACGTAGTCAATTCAGTCGGCGATAGGATAGTGGACAGCTTAACATCAGCTCTTAGAGCCATGGATGTTGTTCCTCGATTTCAATCGATGAATCGGCATCTAGACGAACTACTTAAAGGCAGCCCTCAACAACGCAAGCCCATTTAACACGTGAATCACCGAGAGGGGATTCTTGAAGTCTGGAAAATTAGCAACCGGGAAGCTGAAAAGCTTCGTCCGATTGACGATCACCCAGGTCCTCCAATAGTTTCCCTTTAGATCGATTGTTACGTGCGGGTAGCCATTGATTGGAAATTTGCCCTTGTAGTTCTGAACCGATGAAGTGTACTGCACCGTCTTGTTAGACTCGAAGCCGTCTAGGAACTTTAACCCGTCGAACGCACTAAGCGTCTCGAGGTATGGACCTATAGGCAAGAACCAGTCTGCGACGAAGCTGTACGGAAGCACTTCCCATGCTAGATTTATGGGATTTGTAAAACCGGTTTGGGCAGCAAACACCCGTAGCGAGCTATCGACCGTGAATCTAATGCCAATTGTGCAGAAGGTTTTCGTCGTGACTTTCATCACTCCGGTCTT